AGCACCACCTCGAGCATTCTTTTCAAGCCATTCTTGAAGTTTAATTGAACGACGAAGGTCGTTAATAGTAACAGTAGAAGCTTCATTAAGATTAGCCTGCATCTTAACATGGGTAGAAGAAGGAATAGAGGTAGTAGCATTAGTGATAGTTACATTAGAAAGATTAGCCGTACCACCAGTTCCAGTTACACCACCAAGGTGACCAATCTGCTGACCAGAAGCCGCATAAAGAACATCAATAGGAGCATTACCAGCAAGAGGAAGATTAACTTCTCCACCGCGTTGAGCCCAAGGAAGAGCGGAAGTGAAATAATCTTTCTCCCAGGCACGATAGCGAACAGAAAAAATACCAGAACTTGAGTTTAACTGACTAATAGTACGACTACGATAACCAGAAGAAATAGGCAAAGAATCCTCTATAAACGGTTTTTCCAGATTCTGATCACGATAATATTGATCATAAATCAATTGATAAGCATAAAAAGGGAGAGAAGAAAATGAATATCCAATAGGCAAAGACTGACCAGAAGGCAAACCTAAATAATCAAAAAGCGTACCTTGTTCTACAACACCAGAATCAGATAAAACAGAATAAGGAAAAACAGGTGAAGCCGTTCCAGTACGACCACCAGTTATAAAATCCTCCCAATCCACCCAAAGAAGACGATAAGGAACAAAGAAAAAATGGGTATAAACATTCACTCTATGCATGATAGGAGCAAGCATAGGAGCAAAACGTAACATAATCTCAGTACGAACCTTAAAGGTATCACCAGGAACAATATCTTCGACATAGATAGGAATAAGTTGACCCATATCTAAAGATAATTTCACGTCATGAGAAAGATCAAACACATTCTTTTTAGGACGACGCAAAGGTATGTGAGAAAATAATCTATTTACCATTATATTTTACTTGATTTATTAATTATACGATTAGTTTTACGAATAAAATCTTGTTTTACTTGGGTTTCGTATCCGGCGGCTCCGATTTCGAGCTGTCGAGTATCGTATTCACAATATTCACGATAATATTCAATAGAATTTTCAACCATTTTTTCATAATTACGTTTTTTAATTTTATCCTTTTCAAAACGATTATAAATTCTATCACGATAGTAACGAGGTATAACAGTTTTAAAACCATCAACTACAGTAACAGGATTAGCATCACGATGATGATACCTAAGAAGTTTACTGTTGTTAATATAATTATAACCAATGCCAGGCTTTCGGGAACAGAGCATAAAGACCTCATTCTTACCAGCAGGCTCTTTACCAATTGATAGACAGTACTTGGCACAATAACCAATAGACGCACCAGTAACGCTACCAATATGCACAAAACCAGCTTGCCAATGTGAAGAAATCTTCTGAGCATAATCTTTCGTAATAGGATAATTAAACAATATCATATGATAATGAGCACGTTCGGTATGAGAACCATACTCGGAAACAAGAAAGTAACGTAGCTTAAAGTCGGGAACGCCTTTACGCAAACGTTTTAAGAACCTCTGAACATCTTCCTTATTCACACCATTTTCAGGAATATGTTCTTCATCATAAGTAAGGGTCAAAAAAAGAGCAGAAGAAGAATTTTTCAACTCATACTTAAGCCTTACGACCCAATCTCGACGACGATTTGTAAGACAAGCCAAACACTTGCCACAAGGAAAAGACTGAATACCGTCGTGTCGTCGAATAGTAACGGGAGTGAGACACTGCATGTATCATAATCTTATTCCACCGCGAGAGACATAATAACTACGATAACGACGACCACGACGACGTCCGTAACGACGTCTACTTCTACGATAAGCCATAATTAATATAATTTAAAGTTAAACACTAACGACGACGACGACTAAAGCCACGACGCCAACTTCTACGACCACGAGAGACTCTTCTACGAGCTCTACCAATACGAGACAAAAGCCTACTATAACGCATAATGTTAAAAATTAAAATTTAACTTGGGAAATAATGATTTAACAACACGAGAGAGAATACGCAGATAAAGCTTATCCTGTGGATAAATACCCATACGCTTCAAAGACTGTTCAAACTTATTGAAATCCATATCCTGCCGCAAATTAGCAGTAGCTGTTTCTAACTGACGAAGCTGAGCATTATTCAACTGAGATTGCAAAGGTTGAAGAACCTTATGCTCATATTCTTTCATAAACTGAGTAGTTTCGGCAATATTAGCTTCACTACGGAGTTTTCGAAGATTTTCCTTACCAGCTTCAATAGAATACTTTTCGAGCTCACGAGCAACAGATAAATCTACTTGCGAACGAGAATTAGAAAGAGCAATTTGAGATTGACGCTGACCTTCGGTAATTGTCTGTTGACGAACATAATCAGCTTGAGCTTTAGCGAGTTCATTCTGACGCTGTAATTGTTGTGCATTTATAGCAGCATTCACAGAAGCACCAAGGTCATTAGAAGCTCCAAGATAAGGAGTCACTTCCATATTAGCAGCTTTAGGAGAGGAAGCGGCAGTAGTTTGAGCACCAGAGCCGTAAACTAAGTTCGGATTAAGACCAGCTCGTTTTAAACGAGACATCTGAGAAGATGGATCATTATAAGCATTTTCACGATTCCATTGCTCAAGATTCCATTGATTCTGATATTTAGCCAGCTTTAAATTCTGACTATTAGCAGAACCTTGCGCTGATTTATTAATGGCAGAGCCAACTAAAGAAGCACCAGCAGCAATAACAGGAGCTAACCAAGCAGCCATTAATCAGGATCAGATAAAAATTCGACAACTATATAAGCATACTGCTCAACTATATCAGCCATTTCCTGTTGAAAAGTAGCATCACCATGAAGAACCATCTTCTTTGATGGAGATTGTGATTCGCGAGAATCAAAAGCAAGAACTAAATAGTGTTTCATAAACGTTGTTTTTAAAGGATTAATAATGTTTTTATCAATATTGACAAAACAAAGATAAGCGTTTTTTGTTTCACTGCAAAATCGCGACGGTGTCACTTAGCACTATATTATCAAGAAAGGTATAGCGCTAAGTGACCAAAAAATCACCCCCTACACCCCCTCAAGGGGGATTTTAATAGAATTGTTAATTTATGTTATATTTTTATTTTAGATTTATTTTTATTTACATTTTATTTATCGGCTGCCATTGGAACTTTGCTCAGCTTACTGCGTGCGCCTCGCTCGTTCCTCGGCAGCCGAAGCATTTTAAGCTTCGCTGTTGGACTTTTAATTTGTTAGTAAGGGTTTATATTAGTTTTATAGAGATAATTGAATAGAGAAGAAAAGAATAGGGAAAAAAGGGGTATATGGCGGAGCTTCGCTCCTGTTCGCTACGCTCAACCGGTAGATTATATAGGGGGCACTGCCCCCTATTACCCGAGACGAAAACTTCGTTTTCTGGGCTGAAGGGCAAAAGCAAAAAGCCTCCGGGGTAGGGGAGGCTTTTCTGGGGTTATCTAAAGAGCTTATCTAAAAAGCTCCTTTGAGAGGCACAATCGTTAATAACGAGGTCAGCAAGATGAAGAGCTTTATCAATCTTCTGGATCACCGGATGATTCTCCGGAAGAAATCTGAGATAACTGTCCCTCTTCTTGAGAAGATTCTGCTTCGACTTTAGAGCCTTGCGCAGTGAGTTGCTTAATTCGCTCATCTATTTCTTGTCTTAAAGATTGTAAATCAACCAAATCGAGGTTACGGTCACCAACAGGGTCATAACCAAACGGATCATTTTCATCAAAGATACCTTCATCTTCGTAATCATGAACATTAGGAGGTATGTTACTTGTAAAGTTTTCTAAAAGTTCACGAACAGAATAAGATTGGTCAGGAACAGTAAGGATTTCATCGGAACCTTCCTCATATTTCACCACGTCGGGTGAATAACTTAAATAATTTAATACTCTCATAATCAATAATTTTAAAACATTGGGGTACCAAATTTAGGCATAGGACGAACAGCCTTAATATCATGATAAACCTGACACCAAAGGTGTTGAGTATTATCATCCGTAACAGCAAAGATACGATTCAAAGTAGAAGGATGAGCATGAACAAAAGCCGAATTCAAGTTCGGAGCTGAACTAAAGATACGACCAAGATGCCAAAAGTTAAGGGTCGACCTAAAATCACCACAGACACGAGATTCACGATATTTATACTCAGCATAACGAGGAGTATAACCAAAAGTCCCGGCATTATAAGCGGCATCATTAGTAGTATACAATTCCTGATTCTTAATCTCCTGTTCACCAAGATGAGCAAACTCTGGGAAATAATAGTCGAACTTGTCAAACTTAGTAAACATACGAGGAGTACCTTGCTGGTAAGCAGTTTTCGGCATAACGGACATGATACCCATAACAATACCATGTTCCTCAAAGAACTTGGTAAACTCATGAGTAGAGCCTACAGATACACCATGACCTCCCATTGTACCAAGAGGAGTTTCAGTCGAAGAAGAACCAGCAGAAGGTGTACTGGAAGTCTGAAGAACTTCAGAAATAACAACTGGGGTCTTACCACCACCAAGGAATTCTACACGTTGCAAACGAGCATCCGATGATTTTACACCAAAGTGAGAAAATATCTGCTCAATATAACGAGCACCACCTCGAGCATTCTTTTCAAGCCATTCTTGAAGTTTAATTGAACGACGAAGGTCGTTAATAGTAACAGTAGAAGCTTCATTAAGATTAGCCTGCATCTTAACATGGGTAGAAGAA